TCAGGAGATGCCGGAAGCATCCGCAGCCAGCCGGAGCCTTTCGCCCAGCGCATCGAGCGCGCGGATGGCGTGGGCGGTGGTCGCGGCGGGCATCGTCTGCGCCTCAATGGCGCGTGTTCTGCTGTCGTACCACGCATCCACACGCGCCCGGCCCCAGCGATGACCGACGTCATGCGCGACCAGCATTCGCAAGACGTTCATGTCGGCGATCAGCCGTGTCCATTCCTCGCGGGTAACGGGCGTATCCATCGTCTGTCTCCTTCGATCCTGCAGCCTGTCGAGCCCATCGGCCGACGTCGAGCCTCAATCCGCGGAGCATCAATGACAAGACTATGGATCGCGGCGCTGATCGCGGCTGCGCCGCTGGGCGCGATGGCGTCCGCGCAGTCGACGTTCCCCAGCGCGGCGCCGAACGTGCGGGTCGGCGGCACGGTGATGCTGGGCTGCAATGCCAGTGGCGCGGCGTGCCAGCCGGTGTCGCCGACGCAGCCGTTGGCAACCCGGCCGGCGGGCGGAGCGACGATCGCGACGGCGCAGGTATCGGTCGGCACGACGGCGACGCTGGTCGCCCCGGCCCGATCCGGACGGGTAAAGGTGCTGGCGACCGTCGGCGCCGCGAACACCTGCGCGTTCGGCGCGGCGGGCGTGACGGCATCGACGGGGTTTCCGCTGCAGCCGGTCGCCGGCGCCAGCGTGACGATCGATACCGCGGCGGACGTCTATGCAGTGTGCAGCGCGACGACGACGGTCGGGGTGCTGGAGGCGTATTGATGCGCGCGCTCGCCCTTCTGTTCGCAGCGACGACGATGCCGGTGGGGCAGGTCGCCTATCCGCCGGCGCCGGCCGTCGCGCCGACGTGGGTGGCGCAGCAGACGGTGACGCTCGACGCCAGCGGCAATGCGACCTGGACGTTCGATCCGGGCAATCCGCCCCCGGTGGTGCCCGCCGTGGTGCATCTGCCCAAGGCGATGGACACGCAGAACCCGGTGATCTGCAACTTCACCGCGGTCAGTACGACGTCGGTGTCGATCCACTGCTGGCGGACGACGCTGCTGGGGCTGCTCAACAGCCTGTTCACCGGGAGCGTCGCCGGCGCGCAGGTCAATCTGGTGGCGCGGGCGATCCCGTGAGGCCGTCCCCCGCCCAGCGCCGCGAGGCCGCGATCAGCGTGCGCGAGATCGAGATGCAGGCGCGCCAGCATGCCGAGGCGATCGGGCGCGAGTGCCTGCCTGCGGCGCTGAAGGACGGGCAGTTCCTGAAGGCCGGATCGCTGGGCGGGGAGCGCGGATCCAGCCTGGTGCTCAACCTGCAGGGATCGAACCGCGGCATGTGGCGCGACTGGTCGACCAACGACCAGGGTGACATGATCGTGCTGGTCGAGCGGACAAAGTTCGGCGGGGACCGCGGGCAGGCGGTGGCCTGGCTGAAGTCGTGGCTGGGAATCGACGACCTCGACCCCGGCCGGCTGGCGCAGGTGCGCGCGCGCGTTGCGCAGATCGATGCGGACCTCGACGCAGAGGCGGCGAAGGAGGCCGAGGCGAAGAAGCGCGGCGCGCGGGCGCTGTGGCTGAAGGGCCAGCCCATCGCGGATACGCCGGCGGCCGCGTATCTGGAGGGGCGGGGCATTACGCTGGCGGCGCTGGGCGAATGGCCCGGCGCGCTACGCTATCATGCCGAGGTGTGGAACGCCGACGCGCGGGTGAAGCTGCCCTGCATGCTGGCGCAGATGATCCTGCCGACCGGCGAGCATGTCGCGACGCATCGCACCTGGCTGGGCCGATGCCCCCGGACCCGTCGCTGGGTGAAGGCCTGCGACGCGGACCTGGGCGTATCGAAGAAGGGGAACAAGAAAGTGACCGGTCGCAGCAAGGGCGCGTTCGTGCCGCTGCGCAAGGGCGCCAGCCGCCTGTCGATGGGCCACATGCGGCGGCCCGAGTCGATCTACACCGCCGAGGGGATCGAGAACGCGCTGTCGGTGGCGATGAAGCAGCCCGACGCGCGCGTCGTCGCCGCGTACAGCCTGGGCAACCTGGGCATGATCGAATTCCCGCCGGCAGTGACGGCGATCGTGCTGTGCGGCGATCGGGACGAGGCGCCGGCCGGCGCCGACGCGGACGAGATCGCCAAGGCGCAGAGGAAAATCGAGGCATTCGAGCGCGCGATCGCGCGCCAGCAATCGCGCGGCCATCGCGTTCAGATCGTCCTGCCCCCGCCCGGGCTGAAGGACATGAACGACTGGCTGCGCCATGAAATGGAGATGGCGGCGTGAGCGCCAATCGGACGGAATACCCGAGAGGGGTGTGTGGTACGGCTCGCAAGGCCCCCACCGGATCGTTATTGGGCGATCCCCTGCGCGTCACAGACGGCACCCCGGATAGCGAAGACGGCGCCTCCCTCAAGGGGGGTGCCGTCGATCGCCCACGCCGCCTGCTCGGCGCAATGTATCTGGTGCTCGGCTGGGCTGTTGCGATCATCTGGTCCGCTAGCATTGGTCTTGGGTTTGCTCTGACCGCGCGGTGGATCGGTTTCTCTGAATTCGGCCAAGGCTTTGCGGCCGCTTATGGGATCGTGCGCGCACCAGCCTGGGGCATGCGTGCGATCGACTTCCTCGATCGGGCGAGGATTCGATGAGCGCGGCCGACAACGTCGTGTCGATCGCCGATGCGCTCGCCTCACCAATCGACGCCCCGCAGATGGCGGCGCCGGGCGACCAGCGGCCGTTCGGCGGGCGCGACGAGGACGACGAGATCGATCGCCCGCGCCTGCCCCGCGACTGCCCCGTGAAGCCGCTGGGCATCGGACTGGACGGGCAGACGTGCTGGTATCTCAACATGCTGGGCCAGCTGGTCAGCATGGGCCCGCGCGATCACGGCAAGAACAATCTTCACGCGCTGTTCGCACCGATGACGCACCTGCTGCAGAAGTATTTCCCGCGCTGGAGCGAACCGAAGAAAGATCGCAGCGGCAACATCGTCAAAGAAAGCGAGATCGTCGGTTTCAAGCAGGACGATGCCAGCGAGGCGCTGATCGCGGCCTGCGGCTATGCGGGGATCTTCGATCCGTCCGGCCGCGTGCGCGGGCGCGGCGCGCATCGCGGGCAGGGCAAGACGCTGATCGTCCATTATGGCGATACCGTCATGACCGTTGCGCCGGCGCTGGAGCCCCGGCCCGGGATGGGCGGCGTCGAGTGGCATGAGACGGGCCTCATCGACGGCTACGTCTATCCCTCGTCCGCCCCGACCCCGCGACCGGACCCGCGAAATGGCGACGTGCGGCGCGTCGAAGAGCTATTGGCGCTCGTCAACACGTGGAACTGGCGGCGCGGGCACCTCGATGCGCTGATGGCGGTGGGCTGGCTGGCGCAGACGACGATCAGCGGCGCGCTGGGCTGGCGTAGCCATCTGTTCGTCACCGGGGGCGCCGGCACGGGCAAATCGTCGTTCAACGGCAAGGACGGACTGTGCGATCGGATGCTGGCCAAGGGCGTCCTGCGAACTGGCGGGGCGACCGAGGCCGCGGTGCGGCAGAAGCTGCGCGCGCAGACCATCCCGGTGATCTTCGACGAGTTCGAACCCAACGCGTTCAACGCGCAGAAGCTGGCGGCCGTGCTCGAGCTGGCGCGCGTCGCTTCGTCGGGCGACGACATGCACAAGGGTGGCAGCGATCACCAGGCGGCCGACTTCACTCTCAATAGCTGCTTCATGTTCTCCGCGATCCTGCCCCCGCCGATGGAGCCGCAGGATCGGAGCCGGTTCGCGATCCTCGATCTGGATCCCTTGCCCGCCGACGCGGCCAAGCTGGACCTGGACGCGGCCGAGCTGCCCGCGATCGGCGCCATCCTGGCGCGGCGGATGATCGACGGGTGGCCGCGGTGGCATGCGACCTTCCTCGCCTATCACGATGCGCTGATGCTGAAGGGGCATACGTCGCGATCGGCGGATACCTTCGGGACGCTGCTCGCGGCGGCCGACTTGGCGCTGTACAACCACGTCGACCATGAGGTGGTCGACGACCTGGCCGCGCAGTTTGCGCCGGCGGGACTGGTGGAGATCAGCGAGAACGTCACCGACCATGAGCGGTGCCTGACGCACCTCACCACGACGACGGTGCAGGCCCGCGGTGGTGATCTGCGCGAGACGGTGGCGACGTGGATCGGCAAGGCCGTGGCGGCGGAGGCGGGATCCGCGACCGTCGGGCTGTCGCGTGAGGACATCACCCGTGCCCGCGAGAAGCTGGGCGAGCTGGGGCTGCGCGTCGTCAACGCGCGGCGCCTGGCGGACGACGACAGCCGGCGGCCGCGCTTCGGCGCCTATGAGCATGTCGCAGGGCAGCCGTGCTATCTGGCGGTCGCCCTGGATCACCGGTCGCTGGCGGAGATCTTCACCGGCACCAAGTGGGCATCGGGTGGCTGGGCGACGACCCTGTCCCGTTCGCCGGCCGCGATCCGTGGGCCGAAGGCGAAATTCGCGCGCAAATCCCTGACCGCGGTGCTGGTGCCGATTGAGCATGTCATCGACTCCGGCGACGTCGCCGGATGGGTGGCGTGCCCTGCGATCGAGGCGATCGGCCAATGACGCGCACGGCCAACGGAGCGCAGCGGAGTGGTGCGGCCGTGCTCACTCTCGTCTTCACGCGCTCGCGTGAAGACTATCGCTTGCCTGTCGATTACTTCGCGTCTTCTTTTTTTTGTGTCGCCCCGACCCCGGCCCGTTGGCTTCGGAAACAATTGAGGGCAGGGTGGCCCGGCGGATCACCGCCCGGTTCTCTGGTTCTCTACGGGCCGGGGGGCAGAACCGCTAAACGCCTGAAATCTAACGGTTCTGCGGTTCTGTTCCGAACCCTTACGCGTGACGCATGCGCGGGCGTGTGCGGGCGCACGCGTATAGAGAACCTTCAGAACCACAGAACTCCAGAACCAGAGGTAAAAACCTATGTTTCTAAGTGGGTTATTGGTTCTGAAGCGGTTCTGAGCCGGTTCTGTGGTTCCGCGTCCTTCGCCCGCGCCGAGCGAAAGGCCAGCGTCCTCAATGGCTTGGGTGGTGTCGGGCCGAATAAAGAATGGGGCGGATATTCACCTCGGCGCGTCGCTGGACGGATCGGGGCGTATCCAGGCCTCGATACAGGGGCTGGGCCGCGAAACTTTCGGCGCCAGGCGCGCGCGGCCGGCGCGATCGGGGTGGGTGGCGGCGTCGGCCAGGCGGCGGGCGGAAATGGCGGAAATCCGCCGTTTTTCGAGGTCGCTGCGGGTCGTGTTGGAACGTCGATGTTGGAATGCCGGGCGGAAACGACGGTTTTCTGCGGCCTGCGCGGTGGCGTGCATCAGCCTGCGGGGCTGGCGGCGGTCGACCTGGGCGGCGCGCCGACCCCCCCGGGGGGCGATGCCGGCTGCCAGGGGGGCACCCCCCCCAGCCGACCGCGCGACCTCTCTCGGCCCCTGGCGCAGCCGATTTTTTGGGTTTCGGGCGCCTCTCGAATTCGCCGGGCACCGTCGGGTCGTGTGGACCGGGACGGGCCGGTTAGCTTGAAGCCTGAAACGGGGTCGGGGGTTGGTGACCTTGGTCGCCTGTCAGCGGCCGGGCGCGCGAGCGCGGTCGAGTGGGAACGGCAGCAGCGGGTCGGGGTGCAGGGGGCGATCCTCAGCCGGGGGCGTAGCCGGAAGCCTGCGACGCTATGGGGAGGTGAAACCCGTGTCAACTGACACCGGCGACGCGGCGATCGGCCGCGCGATCATGTCCGATGCGCAGGCGCAACTCGACGCTGCGCAGCCGGACGAGGAGCAGCTGGATCTGCTCGGACCGATCTCGCCCGAGGACGTGTGGGAGAGCCGCGAGGCGCTGGGTGCCGATGCGACCCCGCTGCAGGTCGCGCAGCATGCCAGGGCGCGTCAGCGCGGCCGGCCCAAGGGTTCACGCAACCGGCGCACCGATCAGCTGGAGCAGTGGCTGCTGTCGATGGGGCAGCACCCGGCCGTCACGTTGATGCAGATCCAGTCGAGCGCGCCCGAAGTGCTGATGGAAGCGTCGAAGCGGCGCAAGGTCCACAGCTTCCAGAAGGACGGCACGCCGAACGTCGTGGTCGAGCACATGACCTACGAGGCGGCGCAGTCGCTGCGTGCCCGGTGCGCCGATATCCTGATGCCGTACCTGGTCGGCAAGAAGCCGATCACGGTCGATATGACGTTCAGCGGTGTCGGGGACATGTTCATCGAGGGCGTCACGCACACTGCGGATGAGATGCGCGACATCAGGGATGCCGAGTATCTGCCGGTCGATGACGACGAGGGCGTGCGATGAGCGGTGCGGCACCTCGTCGGCTGATTTCGCCAGGTCCCGTCGCCGACGCGTTCGTGCGAAGCCGGGCGTTCATCTGTGGGATCATCGGTCCTGTCGGATCCGGGAAGACCATGGCCGCCTTGCAGAAAGGCCTGCGGCTCGCTGCGCAGCAAAAGGGGGTGATGAACGCGCAAGGTGTCTTGATCCGGAAGGCGCGTATCGGGGTTATCCGCGAAAGCTATCCTAGCCTCGACTCGACGACGCTGAAGAGTTGGTTTCGCATCGTGCCGGAAACTGAGGGGCACTATAGCGGAAAGGCGCCGTACACGCACACGTTCCGCAAGGTTCTACGGCGAGAGGGCAACCGTAAGACCGGTGCCGTGCTCGAAATCAACGAAGTCGAATACGAATTTCGAGCGATCGGTGAGCAGTCCGTTGAAGAGGCGTGCCGCGGTTGGGAAGTCAACGCCGTCATCATCGACGAGGCGGACTTGCAGCCCGCCAGCTTGGTTGCGTTCCTTACTGGCCGCGTCGGGCGGTTCAGCGATCTCGATCCGTCGCTGGTCGTGGATCCGCAGATCATCCTGTCGCTCAACATGCCCGACATCGAAAACCATGTGTACCAGCTGCTGTTCGACGAGAGCAAAGACGCGCTGGGCCTGACGGATGAGGAAGCGGCGATCCTGCAGGAGACGCTGGGCGATCGGCCGCTGATCGAGCGGTTCGTCCAGCCTGGCGGCCGCGAGCCGGATGCCGAGAACCTGCACAACCTGCCTGGTGGCCGCGGATACTACGTGCTGCAGGTCGCCGCCAACCGGCATACCCCGGGCTACGTCGATCGCATGGTCGACAACAAGCCGGTGCCGATCCAGCATGGCCAGGCGGTCAATGCGGGGTTCGTCTACACCCGGCATGTCACGCCGGTGCAATGGGACCGCCAGCGCAAGCTGATCGTGGGCGTCGACCAGGGCCTGTTCGCCGCGGCGGTGTTCCTGCAGCGGGACTGGAACGGATCGATCCGGACGCTGGGCGAAGTGGTCAACACCACGCGCAGCGAGACGGGCAAGATCGGCCTGGCCAAGGTCGGGCCGACCGCGTTCGGCAAGCGCGTCAAGCAGCATATCGCCGATCACTTCCCCGGGATCGAGCCGGACATGATCCGCGTCGTCGCCGACCCGGCCGCCTTCGCCGCCAACGATCGCGCCGACAGCGAACACGACTGGCTGCTGTCGTTCCAGAAGGCGCTGGGCCTGAAGGTGCACAAGGCGAAGTCGAACAGTCCGGCGCTGCGCAACCAGGCGATCTGGACGGCGCAGGGCGAGATCGACGGCTATGCGATCGACCCGTCCGCCAAGCACCTCATCAAGGCCCATTCGGGCGGATACCGCTATGCCAAGGCGGAGCTGAGCACGGGCGAGACGCGCGGCCATCTGGAGATCGCCGACACGATCTACACCCACGTCGCCGACGCCGAGCAATACGCCGCCCTGGAGGGCGAGCATGTGGTCGGGGACCTGCGCGGCCGCGAGCGCCGGCGTCGTCCCGTGACCAACGACAGTGATTTCGACGTCCATCAGGGGGTGCGGTGACATGGCATTGTTAGGGAAAATCGTGGCGGCGCCGCTGAAGGCGCTGGGGGTCATCAGCACGCCCGGCAAGCCGCCGACGCCGTTGCGGCCCGTCACCCGTGACGACGCGGTCGCCTCGATCGCGGCGGACGACGAACTGCGGCGCCGCCAAGGCGCGGCCGCAGACATCATCACCGGCAGCGGGGGCGCCGAGGCCGCCCTGACCGGTGGCAAGCTTACCCTCGGCAGCTGAAGGATTTTACAATGACTGGTTTGGAAGCAACCGAGGCTGAATGCGCTGCCGGCCGTACCGCGCCCCGCGTCTCCCTCGATGACATCAAGGCGAATATCACCTGCGTGGCGTATATCACCGGCGATCGTCTCGTCTCCTACGCGGAGGCGTCAGGCGCCAGTGGCGGTGTTCTTTCGCCATCGCTCAAAGTTCTGACGATCTGCCTGCTCGTTCTGCGAAACGGGTTCACGATTACGGGAAAATCGGCCCCAGCCGACGCCCGTAACTTCGACCCCGAGCTGGGGCAGAAGCTCGCGTACGAGGACGCGGTTCGGCAGGTGTGGCCATTGATGGGCTACGAGCTGCGAGGCAAATTGGCCGACCGCGAACGGCTCGCGGCCTCCGCCTTGGTCGCGCCACGTCCCGACATGCCGGCGTACATCGGGACCAAGGTCGTCAACGCGTGTCCGATGGATCGGGGCGCGTACGTCGCTTTTCGCGGCTGGGATCTGCCGGCTGACGAGGACGCCACAGATGCTGGCTACCTCGTCGAATACACGGACAAGCTCGACGGGAATGTCGACGGCTTTGAGGGGTACATCACCTGGTCGCCGGCCGATGTCTTCGAGCGGGCCTACGCACCCGTCTGACCCCTTCACCACGGAGAGTACCATGAACGACATGACACGCGAGCAGCAGCTCATGGAGGAATTCAAAGCCGGCCTGGACAAGGACGGCCCGATTGTCCTGGCGCATCGGATCGCAGAGCTGGAAGCGTTGCAGCAGCAGGATACGGACACGATCAAGCTGATGAACGATCAGGCCGGGGAATGGCACGATCGGGTCGAGCGTCTTACCCAGGAGCGGGACGCGGCGATCGCTCGCGCCGAGGCGGCGGAGACGACATCCAAGGTCAAGGTGACGAAGGCATCAACGCCGGCGCGGCCGCGCAAGCTCGGGGCCGTCGACGGCTTCGTCACCGACGATAAGGGCACCGCGGCCGACAAACTGCGCGCGGCGATCGCCGATGCCGACGAGGTGCAGATCGCGTTCAGCGACGGCACGCGCGAGGTGCGCGCTATCGATCCGATCGACGTCGAGGGGGACGCCTGGCGCGCCCACCAGTTCGGCACGGTGCTGCGCGAACCGGTCGACATCGAGGGGCCACGCGACGGCAGCAGCGTGTCGATCGACGGCTATGCGCTGATCCTGGACGGCAAGCAGGTCGCCTATGCGCGCCGGTCGACGCCGCTGCAGGTGGCGCCCGGCCAGCGCGTGCAGCTGCGCGACGATATCATCTTCTGACCATCCTGGGCGCCGCCTTCGGGTGGCGCCCCGTATTTCCGGGGGCGGGCATGGCCGACGACAGATTGCAGGACGACGAGCAGGTACGCGACCACCTGCGCAACCATGACCGCCTCGCCGCGCTGCGCGCGCCGCATGAGGCGGTGTGGCGAGAGATCGACGAGCGGGTGAACCCGATGGGTGCCGGCACGATCGGCGCGAGCACCGGCGCGGCCGGGCGCATGGCACGCGCCGGCACGGTGAAGGGCGCGCAGAATTTTGACGTGACCGCGGTCGAGGGCCTCGACCGTTTCGCCGCGGCGATGGCGGCGATCACGGTGCCGCGCAACACCCAGTATATCCGGCTGCGGTTCGGCGATCGCGACCTCGACAAGCTGCCCGAGGTGCGGCGGTGGTGCGAGCGCGCTGGCGATCGGCTCCACGCCATCCGCTATGCCCCGCACGCGGCGTTCCACGTGCAGGCGACGAAGGATTTCCGGCAGCTCGGCCGATATGGCACCGGGCCGCTGTGGACGGGCGAGCGCAAGGGCGTCGGCCTGTTCTATCGCGCCCTGCCGATGGCCGAATGCTACATCGACGAGGATTTTTCCGGCCAGGTCGATACGGTCCATCGCCGGTTCACGCGGACCGCGCGTCAGGTGCAGCAGGAATTCGGCACCGATGCGCTGACGCAGCGCATGCGCGAGGCCCTGGCGGACCCCAAGAAGATCTACGCCGAGTTCGAGATCCTGCACGTCGTGTGCCCGAACGCCGACGTCCAGGCGGACCGCTTCGACTGGCGGGGCAAGCCGATCGCGTCGATCCATATCGCGATCGACGAAAAGGTCATCCTGCGCCGCGCCGGCTATCGATCGATGCCGATCAGCGTGTCGCGGCACATGAGCGAGGCGGGCGACCTGTACGGCTGGTCGCCGGCGCTGAAGGTGTTGCCGTCGATCCGGTCCGCCAACGTCATGAAACAGACGATCATGCGGTCAGCGCACAAGATGGTCGATCCGGCGCTCGCCTTCTACGACGACGACGGCATCACGTCGCTGGTCACGCGGCCGGGCGGGCTCAACCCCGGGCTGGTCGACGATCGCGGCAACCTGATGGTGCAGCCGCTGCCCACGGGGTCGAACCTGCCGATCGGGCTGGAGATGGTCGCCAGCGAACAGGCCGATATCCGCACTGCGTTCATGGAGGACTTCTTCAAGATCCTCACCGATCCCGGCGATCGAATGACCGCGACGCAGGTGCTGGAGATGGTGTCCAAGCAGGGCGTGCTCGTTTCGCCCTATGCCGGCCAGTACGAAACCGAAAAGCAGAACCCGGTGACGCAGCGCGATCTGGACCTCGCGATGGCGGCTGGACAGGTCGAGCCGTTCCCCGACGTCGTGATCGAGGCGGGCGCCTATCCCGTCATCGAATACGAGAACCCGCTGACGCGCATGGCGCGCGCCGAAGAGGCCGCCGGCCTGACGCGGTGGATCGAGACGCTGACGCCGCTGGCGCAGCTCGATAACGGCGCCGTCTTCGATCACATTGACACCGACGCGGCCGCGCCCGGCCTGGCCGACGTGTTGGGCGTGCGGCCGAGCTGGGTCGCCACCGCCGAGCAGGTGGCGGCGAAGCGCAAGGCGCGCAGCGACAGCCAGGCGGCGGCCGCCGGCACCGAGCAGCTGGCCGACGTCGCCGGCGCCTACAAGGACATCGCGTCCGCCAATCAGATCACGGAGGCAGCATGAGCCTGATGCACATGGCGCTAATTGAGGCCGTTCCCACACGTGGGAACATGCGGTCGGTGGGGCATGCAGCCCGGCGGTTGCTCTTGTTCGAACGCGCGAAGGATGCCGTCGGCGGGGCGCGTATCCTTGGCGAGAGTATCGGCCTGAGCCGCCGATCGGTCAATCACCGCCTCGTCAACGATCGCGAGCTGCACGATTTCGAACTGAAGCTCACGGCGGACGAGCTGCGGCGCCGAGCCGCCCAGCTGATCGCGCTGGCTGACGACATCGAGGGGGTCATCGCATGAGCGAGATCAACCGCATGCGACGGCGCGTCGTGCGCCTGGCGCGGGGGTGGAAGGATCTGCTGCCCGCCATCGCCGTGCCGGCATGGCTCCGTGCGATCGCGACGCTGCTGTCGCTGATCGCCGGCCGGCGCTGGGCGTATCGCGCGACCTTTCTGGCCGAAGACCGCGCGTTGCGCGTGCCGGCCCACCATGTCCTGGCGGATCTGCGCGATTTCTGTTTCGCGCGCACGTCCGCCTTCGACCCCGATCCGATCATCATGGCGCGCCGACAGGGCCGGCGCGACGCGTGGTTGCGGATCGCGAATTACCTGAACCTGGACGAGGCGCAGGTTCAGACACTCATGGAGGTAGACGATGGCATTTGA